GCTCCGCGTCAATACGAGCGAGGCTGGCGTGAGCTACGCCTCTGCGACGCCGGTTGGCACGTTCACGAACGCGCTGGTCTACGTCGGTCGTCGGTCCAACGGGACGGTGCCCTTCAACGGCCGCATCTTCCAGCTCATCGTGCGCGGGGCGGCGACGGATAGCGTGACCGTGACCAACGCCGAGCAGTATGTGGCCCAGAAGACCGGAGTGACTATCTAATGGCTGACGAAATCTTTCGGACCATCGTGGTCACCGCGGACGAGCAGTCCGAGGCGCAGGCGATTGCCGCCGAGTATCCGGGGGGCGAGGGGATGTTTACCACCGCCTGCTCCCCCACCGGCGATCTACCCGCCACGGACTACATCTCCAGCGGGCTGATGTCCGTGGACATCGTGGACGCGCTGGCTGCGGCGATCCCGACCGCTGATATTTCCGAGGAACCGCCCTTTGTCGCGTTGGACCGGCTGGGCCTTCAACTGGTAACCGCAAATGAGTAAGCCGACCCGCCAGACCCTCTGGCACCTTGCCGACGCCACCCTTGAGCTTCGCGCCGAGCCGGACCTCCCGCCGGGGATTGCGGGCCGCGTCTCCGGCGTGGCCCTGACCTATGAGGTCGTGGACTCATACGGGACGATGTTCGCCCGCAAGTGTGCCAAGCGGTCAATTGACGGACGGGTGGCCGCTCGCAAGGTACCCCTGTTGATGGATCACGAGCGCACCTCCAAGGCGCACGTCGGGGTGATTACCTCAATGACCGATGCCGGGGACGCGTTGGTGATGACCGCCGACGTGTTCGATACCGCCGAGGGACGGGCCGCGATGGAGTATGTCAAGGCCGTGCTTGCTTCGGGGGCCTCGACGGGGTTCTCGATTGGGTTCATCCCGCGATCCTCCGAGATGATTAACATCAACGGCAAGCCCGTGGAGCGGTTCACCGAGATTGAGTTGCGCGAAGTATCGATTACCCCGATGCCCGCCGTGCCGGGAGCCGAGGTAGCCTCGGCCAGAAACGAGGCATCATCCCCTGTCGAGGAGGCCGTGGCCGAGCGCACGGACACCGACCTTCTCACGCTGGCCGCTCGCGTCGCCTTGGATGCGCTTTCCGAGGCCGATCGCCACGCGGTGTTGTCCCGCTACCTCCCAGACACGCGCTCCGAGACGGCTTCCTCCGTCGCCCCCGTGGTGACCGAGACGCCCACCTCGACCGCATCGACGGCGCGGTATGCTACGTTGGAGGAGCGCACCGCCGCGGTGCGTTCGACCTTTACTCTCTGAATCAAGGAATACACACAATGAAGTCCCCGCTGGTTTCCAAGAATCGGGCCGCGAATGAGCTTCGCGAACAGGCCCACGCGCTTCGGGCGCAGCTGATGGACCCCTCGGTGCAGTTCTCGGCCGAGGAAGTGGAGAAGCGCACCGCCGACATCCGTGCCCTTGAGATGCGTGCCGCGAGTGCTGCCGAGTTCACCGGTGACGCCGAGGTGGCGCGTCAGGGTGGCGACGAGAACCTCGTCCGTATGGACGCTGGGGCCGATCGTGGCGAGTTCTCCGGGATGCAGGACGCGCAGGACGATGTGCGTCGTGAGCTGGTCAAGGGCTTCAAGAACGTCGGGGCGTATCTTCGCGCCGTCGCCAAGGGTCCGGCCAACGCCAAGGAAGCCGAGGCCCTGAAGCGTGTTGACCTGATGACCCGCACCATCACCGGCTCGACCAACGGCGGCGAGTACCTGCTCCCGCTGACGCAGGTGCCGGAGATCTTCTCGACCTCGAACGTGCAGCCCGGGCTGTTCCAGTACGCCCGCCGTTACAACGTCCCGGGTCGGTCACTCCGCATTCCGTACCTTGTGCAGGACGAGGGCACCACGACCCTCAACCGTCCGATGGCCGGTAAGATTGCCAACGTGACCATCGTGGGCGAGGGCGACACCAAGCCCGTCCGTGAGCCGTCGTTCGGCCAGCGGCTTCTCACGATGTACAAGTACGCCGCCATCACGCAGTTCGGCGACGAACTCCTTGGCGATGATTTCACCGGCGAGCTTCCGTCCGAGGTGACGGCGGCGGTGGGCGGGCAGATCATCAATAAGATCAACGAGGACATCACCATCGACGGCACGGGCACGTCGCAGCCGCTCGGCGCGTTCAACACGAACAACGGTGCGCTCATCAAGGTGCCGCGGGCGTCGGCGAATGATTTCACCGCCGTGGACGCGTTCAAGATGTACGAGCGTCACACGCACGGGCCGAACTCGGTGTGGATGATCTCGCGCCGTGTCCTCGCCAAGCTCTACGCGATGCAGACCACGAACAACACGATGGTCTCGTTCCTCCCGAACCTTCGCGACAAGGCTCCGGCGACCCTGCTCGGCCTCCCGGTCATCGTGAGCGACCTGCTCTCGACGCTTGGGGTTGAGGGCGATGTGTGCCTCGTCAACGGCGATTTCTACGCGATGGGCCTCCGTCAGGCTCTCACGGTCGAGTCGTCGATTCACTACTCGTTCGTGCAGGACATCACGACGTACCGCTTCGTCGCCCGGGCCGGTGGCATCCCGCTCCCGACCGGCACCTACGCCTACCGCACCACGGCGGGCGTCAAGGTGGACGAGCATTCGCCGTTCGTGGTCCTCGATGAGCCGGCGGCGTAAGCCTGTTGGTGAGGGTGAGGTCGTGGGGGGGACGCCCCCCACGGCTTCGTCCGTGCCATCTACCGTGCGCGTCACGCTGATTGCCGCGTGTAAGATTGACGGGGTGCGACGGCTTCCCGGTGAAGTGTTTGAGATTGACCCCGCGATTGTGTCCGTGTGGCGCGAGAAGCGGCTGATTGCTGATCCAGACTCCCCGCCTGTCGAGGACTTCGCGTGGCTCTCCCGACCGTAACCGACCTCAAGAGTTACCTCCGCATCGAGTCGAACGCGGAGAACACGCTCCTGACCGCCCTGCTTGCCCGGGCACAGGCGCAGGTGGAGTTGTGGATCGACTGCCCGATTACGGCAGTCGCCCAGACCTATATTGACCGTGGCGATAACGACGCGGACCATCCTGTGATGTCGATGGTCTTTCCGCGCCGTCCGATTGCCAACGTCAGCATTGTGGATGCCGATGGAGTGACGGTGTCCACGGACGAGTATTGGGTGATGGAGTCCACCGGGGTGATTTACTCGGAACCCGCGTACAGCTTCAGCAACCCGCGGTACACCATCACCGCCGATTGCGGCTTGTCGCTTTCGCAGCACTACGCGCTCTGGGAGCCGGTCATCAGCCAATGCATTCTTGATTTGGCGGCTGACCTCTACCAGAAGCGGACGCCAAACGCGGCCTCCGAGACCGCCGCGGCGACGAGCATCACGTGGGACGTGTCGCGAGATACCGCCGCCCGTGTCCTCAAGACGCTCCGGGCCTTGAAGCTCCCAGTGGGCCTCTGATGTACGTCGCCCCCGGCCTCCTCGATCGCCGCCTCGGGTTTTATACGCGCTCCGATGATGGGGCCGATGGGTTCCAGCGTCCGCTCTACACCAAGGTGGGCGTGTATTGGGGGCGTATTGACGCGACCGCCAATGCATTCACCGTGGCGGGTGCGCCACAGGGGCATACGGATAGCCGGACGACCTTGACGGCGACGGTGGCCGACTATGTGCCCGTGGACAAGTTCGGCGTGGTAAAGGAGGAGGGCGCGTCGGTCATTTACTTTGTGCGGAGCGTGGTGCCGGTGCGCCAGATGATGTGCCAGCAGTTGCTTTTGGAGGAAGTGGACCCGACGGCGTATGCCGAGTTTATCGCGTCCGATCCTGACGCGGTGGCTGACGGGGTGCATCTGGTGGACGCGGCAAGCGCGTTCACGACTGGCTTTGACGAGGGATACGACTGATGGCTGAAACCCCGAAGGTTCTCTCCGCGCTGCTCGCGCAGTTGCCGGATAACACGACCGGCCTAATTAGCCCCGAGGACATCCGGGACGCGGTGATAAGCCTGTTCCCGAGCCGGGGGCAGATAGACTTGACCGCCTCCGCGGCGACCACGTTTGCGGTGACGAACACGTGGTACAAGCTGGCCGGAACGACCGCGCTTGACGCTACGCTCGGGCAGGACGGGTTTTCGCAGAACGCGAACAACGAACTTAAGGCCACCAAGTCTGTTAATCAGGTGCTATTGGTCACGGCGAATATCGAACTGACCTGCGCGTCCAATAACAAGACCTATGGTCTGACGTTCGCCAAGAATGGGACGGCTATCACGGGCATCCACGTCTCGGCAGTCCTTTCGGATTCCGGCAAGGCCTACGGGTTCTCGATTAGCACCTTGGTGCCGACGGCGGCGAATGA